GTTCTGGCGGATCTATCGCCGGCAATGGCGGCCCGGGGGGTGGTGGTTCATCGGGTACAGCAAGTTATACACATCGATTTACAGCCAATGCTCCTAGTTTTGGTGATTCATTATCTGCTAGTGGTGGTGGTCACGGCACAGGTGGCCCCGCTGGTTCGGATGGAATTTATGGATCCGGCACACCTGGCAGTGATGGTGTCGCTGGTTCTTTTTCTTACAGTTGGACTTAACTCAATCATTTACTAGATATTGTAAGTTATTAATTTATATAAACTGTAAATTTGCTATTTTAACTATCCACAGAATCTAATCAGACCAAGTTGTATAAATACAATGCATACATTTGGAGGATAATATGGCATTCCAACCTACACTTAGTAAATTCGGTGTACCACTAGTACCGGGAACAAGTGGCGTTGGCATTCTAATGCCTAAACTGAAATACAGATTTAGGGTTAGCATGCAGAATTTTGGACCAGCTGGAGCAGCATTAAGTCTAACAAGACAAGTTGAAAGCTGTGGACGTCCAACACTAAACCATGAAAATACAGCACTACATAGCTACAATAATATCATGTATATTCCACAAAAACCAACTTGGAATAACATTGAAATTAAAGTACGCGACGATGTTACTAACAGTGTTAGTAGTTTAGTTGGCGCACAAGTTCAAAAGCAAATGAACCACTTCGATCAAACCAGTGCCACTGCTGGTATTAACTTTAAGTTTACTACAGTTATTGAAGTACTAGACGGCGGAAATACAGGAGTATTAGAAAACTGGTATTTGGAAGGTTGCTACTTAGAAACAGTTGCATATGACGGTCAGGACTACACTAGTAGCGACCCGGTTGCTATCACATTAACTGTTCGTTATGACAATGCAACACAGGACAATACAATTATGCCACAGGTTCAACCAATTACTGGTTTTGGTCCGTTCGCCGGCTAATAGCGTAATATAATGAATACAATAAGGCTACTGCAAAAAGTAGCCTTATTTTTTGACTAAATATCAGTATGCAATACGTACGTCAAAAACCATTAGCATCCACATTCTTTAAAGCAAGAGGCGGACCTGCAACTGTATTTGGAGCCATTCCCAGATACAAATACATGTTCTATGCTAATTTTGTAGCTAGTCAGGCAGCATTGAATAGATATCCAGATTATTATAGATTGGGTAGTTGGGAAACGGGGGTTAGTTTTAAAATACATACGGTTGATAAACCACAAATTGAGCTGAATGTACAAGAATTAAACCAGTACAATAGAAAAAGATACGCATATACAAAAATAAATTATCACCCATTTACTATTCGACTTTACGACACAGTTGATAACATACCATTAGAAATGTGGCGAAGATATTTTACATTCTATTTTGGGGATAGTAGAACAAAAGGTACCAGTGCCACTGGTGCAACAACTGTTTATAATCAAATGGTTACAGATCCAAACTTTGCATACGATACAGGCTGGGGATTAAATCCTAGAGATGAACACTATAACTTTTTTGATAGAGTTGAAGTTTATGCTATATATGGCGGATACTATACTCAGATAAATTATATCAACCCAAAAATTACCAGAGTTGATTGGCAACAATATGATTCTAGTTCAAGTGAAATGGCTGATTTACAAATGACATTATCATATGAAGCTATTGAATATCTACCAAGTACCCCAATTACGGCAATACAACTAGCTCAGTTTGGATTTGATATTGAGGCAGCTACAGAAGTACCGGGTGTTCCGGTTCCTAATCAGGACATTACTAGCTCTATATATAGCACTTTAGGCGGTTTACAATCCACTTTATTACCAACAGATTTAGCGTCTAGTATTAATTCTGCTTTTCAGATCGCTAATACCACATTAAATTTGTTTAATAATTCTCCTCTGGGAATAATTTCCCCTACTGCTGGTAAAATTGTCGGGCAAACAACACAAGGTGTTCAAGCTGCAAATACACTATTTGGTTTAACAACAAATCCATCTATTCCCAGTAACTATCTTGGTACAGGATATTCATTTATAAACTCTTATAATACCTCTGCTAGTTCAACCTTAAGTCCGTATGGATCATTTAACTTTGGAAGATTATAATGGCATCAAACGATATTGTAATTAATAATATTAAAAAACAATTAGCTCTCAATGCAGGACAATTAAATATTTCCAGCACAAATGGTTCATATAGTTTTGTTGACACTACAAATAATACAACTCTTCCGGGTAGTGCTAATGCAAGTAATTATGTACTTTCTAATGTTCCATCAACTTATCAATCAGGACTTAAAGCAGAAGTATACAACTATGCAAAAGGTGTATTCGGTGGACAAACAGTACCACCCGAGTTAGTAGAGAGTCTTAGTAGTTTAGCTACTTATTATGTCAGTCAAACAGGTGTAAGTGTACAATCATTATTTAAAAATGGTCAGTTACAATCAAATTTTCTTGCAACTATAAACACATTCTTAAATGATAGCGTACAGTTCGGTTATCAAAGCCTTAATACTACACAACCATGGGTTAACAATCCCACACTACACGGAAATATAGCCGCTGCATTACAATCATCTTTAAAGTGAAAATTAACAATGAATCAAAAAACAACAAAATATAGCCAGGGAACATTTGTACCAAAAAATCCAAATAAACTTATTGGAAATGCTTCTCCAACCTGGAGAAGTTCATGGGAACTTGCGATGATGACCTTTCTTGATAACCATCCTAGTGTTATACAGTGGGCTAGTGAAAGTATCAAAATACCCTATGTAAATCCACTATCTGGTAAAAGAAGTCAATATGTACCCGACTTTTTAGTGCTATATAAAGATAAGAACGGTAAACAACATGCCGAACTTGTAGAAGTAAAACCCAAAAAAGAAGCACTTGCTGAAAATGCAAAGAGTAAAAGAGATAAAGCATTTTTAATAGTTAATACGGCTAAATGGGCAGCCGCTATGACTTGGTGTAAGAAAAACGGGGTAACTTTTAGGCTCATTACTGAAGATTCTTTATTTTATCAAAAAGGTAAAAAATGAGTAAGAGATTCAAACAGTTAGAGGATACATTTAATTTAGACAGTGTTGCAAGCGATAATGACACTGATGATGATTCTAACATAGAAACTGAAGTTGAAGAAACTCCTAGCCCAGAAGATTTAATGTCTGCACTTACGCAAGCTAAAGACTTAGAAAAACAATTTAGCAAGATGAATCATTATGATACTCATGATAAGGAAATGGATGACCTTGCAGAACTAGCAATAGATGCACATAAAACACTGCAGGACCTTGGTATGAATGTTGAGATACGTCATGCCGGTGAAATCTTCAGCAGCAGTAGTCAAATGCTTAAAATAGCAGTAGATGCCAAGAACAGCAAGGTAGATAAGAAGTTACGATTATTAAAGCTACAGTTAGATAAGTTAAAGATAGACAAGCAATATCGTGACAGTGATGCTGTAGAAGGAACTGCTGTAAAATTGGATCGTAATGAGCTGCTTAAACAGCTTAAAGGTATTGACCAAGACGACAAGTGATAACAGTTGTTGGTAATTCTCATTGGTATTGACATAAATAACAAAGCATTCGGAGTCTAAATCCATGAAGAGTTTTATACAATATCTAGAAGAGTCTGTTAAAGAAAATGTCTATGCTATAAAGTTTGCTATGCAGCCAACTGACGATCAGTTTGACACAGTTGAATCATTCTTAAAGAAACATGATTTGATCAGCATCAGCAAACCAGAACATGTTGAACATGACAAGATGGACTTTTATGATATACCTAATAAGAATATTTGGCAGATTAGAGCAGTTACTGGTATGCCACTTAGCCCATACATTATAATGCAGCAATTAAAAGCTGTGCTTAACATACCAGAAGATTATATAGTTGTCAGAGGTGCTAACGAACCCGTAGAACTAGAATCAAATGACACTGCATTTGAACATGATATGGATGATATGGCTGCTGATAAGTCATTGATGCCTGCTGCTAGATTAAGCACAGACAGATTTTATAATGATGCAGAAGAACCAATTCTAACTGACGTATTTGGTAATGACTACAATAAGAAATTGTTAGATTACCTAAGATCAGTTGCTGATGATAGACAAACAGATCATTACGAAGCACCTGCTCCATTATTCAGTTGGATTGACATGGACAAGGTCATGGATGAACAAGCAGTTGAATCACATGACTTCAATGAAAGATTTGATACACCTAAGCCTGTTAACAAAGGCGCAGGTAAAGATGTACCACCAGTTGATCCCATAAACCTAGGACATCATGGTAATTTTGATGATGGTGCAGCACAGAAAATTAAATTAATGAAAGACAGTAAAGGCAAGCGTGAGTCAGTCTCGGCTCCAAGAGCTAGTCTAAAAGCCGAGAAAGTGAGGTAATACCATGGAAAATAAAGATCTAATAAGAAAGTCACTTGATATTATCAACGAGTCTATGCTAGAAGATGGTAAAGAATGGAAGCGTACAAAAGCTCAACAAGATTTTGATCATGACCTAGACGGTGTTCCGCATGATCCAGAACATGATGACGAGGATCCAGATGCTGACCTAAAGCATAAAGAACGCAAGTACGACAGCGACGAAGAAGAAGATTTCGATGAGTCTGTTGAGGACGGTGACGAAGACGATGACGATTTAGAAGCTAGCGGATTTCCAAAAGATCCAAAGTACTATGACGAAAAAGGTCGTTATAAGTGGATGGAACCAGAAGATTTAGATCGTGATGAGGAAGAAGATCGCGAACACGACGACGAAGAGGATTTAGAAGAGGACGATGTCAAGGAAGATGCACCAAAAGCAAAATCTGCACCAAAAGCTGATTCCGCTGGTACCAGTTTCCCAGGCATGGGTGAAGGTATTTACGAAGGCGACGAACTTGATGAAGGTATAAACATCACACTCGACGGTCCGGAAGCTGACGAGTTTGTTGCTAGATTAATGCAACTATCTGGTCAACCTGCTCCTGTTATGCCACATGATGCTCCAATTCAAGCAGTACCTGTGGATGTAGCTCCAGTTGCACCTGATATGGATGGTGCACCTGCTCCTGACATGGACGGACCGGTTGCACAAGCAGTTGATCAACCAGAAGTTGATGCTGACCACTTTGTAGCAGACGACAGCGGAACATGTGAAGTATGTCATATGCCAGAATCAATGTGCGAATGCCCAATGACTACACAAACATCGGGTCCATTATTAGGACATGACGGTGTTACGATGGAAGAACATGCTGAATATGATCACGGACACTGTGAAGTCGACGATGAGGGTAAAGAAGTAGATCCAGAAACTTACATGTATAAGATACCTACCCCTGCACAGAAAATGGTCAAGGGCATGATGGGCGACAATCCAATGGTTGAAGAATCAATGGAACGTTACAATAGAATCGTAAATGATTATGTAAAATTCCTAGGCGAAAGCGACATACCAAATGAAGATGGTGTAGCAAGTCCGTTAACAGCGGCTGATCGTCAAGAATTTGATAAGGATCCGCATGCAGGCCAAGAACCAAAAACAGACGGCAGCATGAGTCCAATGAGTCAAATTGATAGACAGGATGTAATGAAATAATGATCATACGCCATAAACAATTGGTAACTATTGATATATTTTATTTTAGAACTGATTATACATCAATAGTACAAGAA